TGCTCATGCCAGTTCGATCCTCCTTTATCTGGTCAAGGTAATCCATCATCGGAAATGCCTCTTTACCAGAAAAGTTCTTCATCAACTCACCGATCATTCCCGGTGCCCGTGTTCGTACAACCTTGCCAACCTTGTTACTAAGAACGTCATCCCGGTTGACCTGTCCCTCAACGAGCCATGTGTCTGGATGTATGGATTTTGCCAATGAATCCAGCATGTTACGGAGAACGGAACTCTTTATGAGTTGCACGTCCATTGTCAGGTCTGCAACACTCTGGCCCCTCCATAAATGAGGTTCGGGGTATCCGTTGAATAAGACAAAAGGTATTGAATTTACTGGATTATGATGCAGCAGTTCATGGTGTGTTCCTCCTGTGCAGAATCTCCTGAGTTCACTGATGCCATCTCCGTCATAGTCCACTCTGGCATAAGATTCAATGTATAAAACCTTCCTGTTTGCATCTCCTCCATTTGCACTATCTACAAAGTTTCCTACCGGATGCCTCGACATATATTCGGTATTAGTGCCAAATTCATCCTCTCCTCCTGCCAGTGCCAGCATCTCATCAAAATCGTAGCCCATCTGGACCAACTCTGACACCGAAAGATAACGTCTGTGTGCCACAACTGCACAGTCCTCAACTGACTTTGCCCTTCTGTCAATTAAAAACTCTTCTGGAGGAATTGCCTCTATAAAAATCTGTCCTTCTGTTGAAACCCTACGAATCACCACATCATGCAACATTGGTGCTTCCACCTGTTGTTGAGGCATGGGTGGTGACCCGTTGGGAGAGACCTGTTGAGCTTGCTGCTGCTGTGCCAGCACCTCGGGGGGAGGTGGAACAAAATCTGGATCAGGGTAACTCTCGACCTGTGAACCTTCTATATCCGGGTCTGCTAAGAGTGCCTGTAAACTGGCATCATCAAGCCTCGTAAACTCCTCATGCTCTACTTCTTCCTTCTTCTCCCAGTCAATTTTTATAACTCCTACACGTTTAATAAGAGCATCTTTAAAAGCACTGTAAAAGACTGAAAATGCTGGATTATCCTGCCCTAAAACGACTTGGTTCACATAATCCGTACTCTGTTCGGCATTTATGACATCAGATGCATCACGGGGTACAAACTCGACAACCTTCTCTGAACCAAAGAAAGTCCTCATAACCTGTGGCAGCATCAAGGAAATTGTGTCCCTGACATCAAAAGAGACTACTTGGCTCCTGCCATCCTCTTCATTTCCAAACGGTTTTCCCTGATAGTAGTCATTTGCCTTGATCCTATCCGGTGCTTCCGTTAAATCAATATAATCAACTGCTTCCTCGATCAAAGAAGCAATGATCCCTTCAAGTTCCTGCTCCTCCATTGCCTCTTTGCCGGACAACTTGATCTGTTCGTCCTCTAAATCATAGGACTGGGATAAAAGTTCTGCTTCTGTTGGCATAATAACTTAACATAATATGGAATTTTTATAAGATTAAAGACAAAAATGAATAAAGTCAAGTAAATAAGTAACTAGCACTAATTTAGTGCTGTTTACTCAAAACCCATGTGGCTGCCCCCAATGACCTATTATTACCCACACAATGACAATGTATATACTGTATTTCCACAGAAAAACTTCAATCATTACTGACTCTTAGAAAAATTCACACAATACCCGGCATTTCCCTCTCAAGAGGCTTTTTCCAGCTTATCCTCTCCTGTGACATGCTGGCATAACTGGCAAAAGTCAAGACGAAAGCATCGGCTGCATCAGGTGACGAACCTCGATCCAAATTCCTCCGTGTCTTCTCCTTTGACTCAACTTTTAGCTTGTCTGAGTTGTAATCCTGCTGTACTGTCACTAATTCCTCAATTAATCTCTCATCATTCGGTATTAAACAATCCCTCCTCTCAAACCAGTCCCTGCATCTCCACCATAACTCACTCCTGAGATTAAAATACTCACTTCCGATGCTTGGAGACTCTGAAACATTGATCCCACGTACATCAACACCCTTTTCAATCAAACGATCAACAACACCAGCACCTAAACCAATCGAATCTATCAAAACTTCACCAACTTCGTACCCTGAAGACGTTAAATTCTTCATTTCTGACTCAATCCACCCCACAACCTGCATTGTATCCAGCTTTTTCCGTATCAGAACCTCCCTGCCAAGTACATGGTTGCCCTGACGTATGCAAATTGCACTGGCATCCTTACCCCTACGTGCCACATCAACTCCCAAGACAACTGCTCCCCCAACTCCCTTCACTCCCCTGTCTATTGCTGACTCAACCATCTCCCTTGGTATGATTGTGTCATCATCTGAGACAGGAAATTCACCTAATACCCTTACACGGAAAGCATTACTTGACTCACTGTATCTGAGCTTCATGTCCTCAACATAATCCTCTGATACCCTTGGAGAATCTATGCACGAAACCTTCAGAATCTTCCAATAATCACTGAGTTTGTTGTGTGTGTTGTAGAACATGCCTGTACTACGTACAGGATTCCCCAGCAAAATCGTACAGGCCGATTCACCTGACATTGACCCTGATGCTGCCTCAAATACACCCTCTGGAACACCACTTGCCTCATCTGCAATCAACAAAACATAGTCACTATGCACTCCTGCCAGTGCCTCTGGAGTCTCGGCCCTGCTTACGGAAAATGAAATAAAACTCTCTGCAGGTGCTGCCTTTAAACGAATTGTCTCCACTAATACCTCAATCTGGTCCTTCAGGGCATCCGGCAACTCATTTACCCACCTCTTGCACTCTGATGCCAAAGCATTTTGTAACTGGTTTATCGTTGGGGCCGTAACAACTGCCTTCTGGGGATACCTCGTCAGCAAATGCCATATCATAATCCATGATGCACATGAACTTTTTCCTACTCCGTGCCCAGAACGGACACTTATACGTCTTTCACCCTCTCCTACCCACCTCAATACCTGCTCCTGCCACGGATCAGGTGTGAGTTTCAATACCTCTGTTACAAATAAAACAGGATCATTGCCGTATCTCTCAAAAAATCCCTTGATTGTCTCTTCAAAATTCATTCCCCTGCCTGTTTATGTAGTGCCTTCAACCTCTCCAAATACTCCTTAATCCCTAAATCCCTGCCCTCATCATCTGAATCCTCATCCCTGATCCTCCTGATGTTCTCCTGATCGTTAATATCCTCAGATAATTTTGCAAAAACATAAGACCTCCACTGCTCCTGCTGCTTCTGACTCTTACCCTTACCCATTATCTTCCCCCTGTGTTACCATT